AGCTAAGAAATCCGCTAAGGACGATAAGTAGAAAGAGAGGTTCTGCTGATGGAGAAGATGACATTTGAAGAAATCCAAAAGCATAATGAAGATGCTAGACAAGCCTTAATTGACTTGTACGAACAACGTTATTCATGCTATCCAGAAGAGTTAGTGGTCGATGAAGTCATGCAGAACATTCTTAATTACTGTAATCGTGAGGATTTTCCTTTAGAGTTGCGATTTGTGGCCATTCAGATGGTTTATGTTGTTTGTAATCCTGACCAAGCTGTCCAAGGCAAGAATATTTCTGTTGGAGATACTCGGGTCGAATTGGGTAAGTCAGACCTTGCCAGACGGGCTGAAAGTGTCTTATCAGACTTTACCAGTCAACTACAGCGGTTCAGAAAGTTGAGGTGGTAGGATGAATATCAATGATGTCCTATCTCAGGCAACGCCAAGTATTGAATGGACCTATGATAAAAAGATGGATGTGTTTACTGCTGTTGAGGGTACGAAGCCTAACGGAGCTGATTTTGTAGAGTTCAAAGAAAGCTATAAGAAGGTTCCATGTCGTGTCTCCGTTCGTAACTTAGTGAATACAGAGCAGAACGAAGCGCATCAACTCAAGACAGAACACAAGATTTTTTGTTCGCCTAAATTTGCTATCAAAGCTGGTAGTAAATTGATTGTGGATGGTATCAAGTACCTGACCAGTGAAGATCCAATGGTTTATGTCACACATCAAGAAATTGTGGTAAGACGACATGAGTGGCTATGATGATAGTGACGTTCAAGAGTTCTTGAAACGACTTGAACGAGCTCAGGCAATCATTGATTCTGAGTTTATGCAGGCTGCTAAAGATATCGGCCTAGCCTTTCTGGAAGAGGTTAAGGAACGAACACCAAAAGGTCTAACAGGAAAGCTCAATCAATCATGGAAGATAGAAGTGACCAAAAACGGGAACGTGTACGAGGTTATCGCATTTAACCCTATGGAGTATGCTTCTTTCGTTGAAAGTGGACACCGCCAACAAGTAGGGCGTTATGTCCCTGCAATTGGTAAGCGATTGGTCAACCCTTGGGTAGAAGGGCGCTTCATGATGAGACTGACAGAAGAACAGATTAAACAAAAAATCCCACAAATTGCGCAACAAATCGAAGAGAGGCTAAAGGAGGAACTAGGTGGATTATAGTATTAGACCACTCGTCATCAAGCAACTCAAAGATGTGTTTGGGTGCAAGGTGTATGATGAACAAATCCAGCAAGGATTGAAAACACCTTGTTTTATTGTAGATGTTAAACCTGTGACTCGGAAGCGGTTGGCAAACCAAAACGATAAGCAGGTTTTTATTGTCTTGCTGCATTACTACACCGAAAAAACAACAGACTTATACCAGAAGTTTGAAGAGATTGAAATGGTGTTTAATTCGCCTTCCTTTCGTTATTTAGGGGATCAATACCCTATCAATGATTTGAAGGTAGAATACAATGCCAATGACTTGATATGCACATTTACAATCACTCGATACGTTCGATGGGTTGAAGAAGAACCGACAATGCAAATATTAGAAAGGATAGGTGAAACTTCTCATGGAAATGAATGAAGAAGTAGGTTACGTAACCGAACCAGTGGAACCAACCACTGAAGATAAATTTGGTAAAGAGGCATTACTCAAGTATTTTGAAGATGATGCAACTTTGTTAAACATTTTGCTGGAAGATGACCAGTCATACTCACTAGCAGAAGTAAGACGTATTTTAGAAGACTGGAGAAAGGGTGTGGCTAACTAATGGCACAATGGACAGTACAGAATAAACGAGTTCCAAAGGCCTACATCAATTTCGTATCGAGAGATGATGTGATTATTCCTTTGGAAGATAATACGATTGCAGCAGTTATGATTGCTGGATCTTGGGGAGAACCTGGTGCCTTCACACTTGTTGATGGTACAAGCAACTTCCGCCAGCTATTCGGTAAACCAATTGATGAACTCCTTCCGATTCGTGAAGCTTTGAAAGGAACTGGCAAGGTCCTTGTTTACAATGGTGTGAACAATACTGGTGCAAAGGCGGTTAAAACAAACGGAGGGATGACTGTTACTGCTAGATATAAAGGAAAAGCTGGTAATAATATCCATGTTATCTTCAAAAAACAAGTTGAGCCTGGTTTTGAAGTAACGACTGTTTTTTGGGGGAAAGAAGTTGATAAACAAATTATCACAACATTGCCATTCAAGAATGATTATATCGATGTAACAGGCATTTTAATAACAGGAGATAAAACATTACTGCTTGAAGGTGGTGCGGATGGTACAACAACTAATTCAGAAGTTGAATCATTTCTCAATGGTTTAGACACGCAAGATTTCCGTGTTTTAGCGCTTGGTACAGAAACAAGTTCAACAAAAGCACTTGTTACGGCTCATATCAAAAAATGGCGAAACGCTGGTCGTTCAGTCATTGCAGTATTGAATGACTATACGGACGCTGACGACGAAGGTGTTGTATCAGTCGGTAACGGGGTTACATTAAGTGATGGTACCAAACTAAGCGCCAAGGACTGTGTATACTTCGTAGCTGGTAAGTATGCAGGGGCTGGCTTGCAATCCAATACATTTAAGTCTTATCCAGGCGCTATTGATTGTGAGCGTAAGAATGAAGCAGAGGCTGAAAAGCTCATCAATAAAGGTCAGCTTATCTTTGCCTATCGAAATGAAAAAGTGATTATCCTGTCAGATGTGAACTCATTTACTAGCTATACGGCAGAACACAGTCGTATTTTTGGTAAGAACAAACTTGTCCGCACCATGGATAATATCAATACCAATGTCAAGTATATCTTTGAGAACTACTTCATCGGTAAAGTACCAAACAACGTGAATGGTCGTGAGTTGTTTAAACAACGAATCATCACAATGGTCCTTGACCCACTTGCTCAAAAGCAAGCCTTGGAGTATAAAGCCAAAGATATTGAGATTTCACAAGGTATCACTAAAGAATCAGTTGTGGTGAACTTGCCAGTTGTCTTGACTGACGCTATGGAAATCTTGTACATGACGGTTATCTGTGATTAAGAAAGGAGAAACTAGCTAATGGCTATTATGAGTCAATTAGATGCTTTGTCTGCTAAAGAAGGAACGGTCTTCTTTACAATCAATGACAAGCAGTATGAACTAGCAGAGCTTATCTCACTAGAAGCAAAAATTGAATACACAAAAGCTGATGTTACCCCTCTCAACTCTCGTATGAAGGGTGGTAAGATTGTCGGTGCAGAAGGTACAGGTTCATTGAAGATGTACTACCACCGCCCGGAATTAAAGGCGATGGCTTTAAATTATGTCAAGCAAGGTATTTTGCCTCGTATTGATATCAAGTGTACCAATGAAGACCGTTCATCTCGCGCAGGTCGCTATACTATCGTTTTGAAAGGGGTTCTGTTCAAAGAATCACTTATCTTTAAACTAGATGGATCAGCGGATGAAGTTATTGACGAAGAAACGGACTTCACATTCCAAGATTTTGATATCCTATCAGAATTCCAAGAAATTACATACTAACCCAAGGAGGAAATAATAGTGAGTGGATTAAAAGCATTTTTGAAACAAAATAAAAAAGGGGAAGAGACTAAGGATGTCTTGCTTCCTTCTTTTGAGGAACCAGTTAAAATTCGAGTCTTGAGCGCTCGTGAGGCGGACTTAATCAATGACCGTTGCTTTGTCAATAAGCCTGGTCGTAACGGACGCCAAGAGCGTGTATTTGACGGTGTTAAATATAACCGTGAAATCTGTATTGCGTCTATCGTGGTTCCTGACCTTAACGATAAAGAATTGCAAGATTCTTATGGAACAATGGGAGCTTCTGAGTTATTCGGTACTATGTTTAATTGGGGCGAAAGCGCCTTGATTTTGGAAGCTGTGACCGAACTTAGCGGTATCAACCAAACTTTCCAAGACAAGGTTGACGAGGCAAAAAACTAATAAAAGAGGACGCAGAGGCACAACTTGCATACTTCGCCCTCGTAAACTATTACATTCGCCCTAGTGAATTTGTGAATATGGATGTAGAAGAAAAGGCCTTTTTCGCTGCAGTCATGCACGAAGAGGGGCTACAACGTAAAAAAGCAATGAAGAAGTGAGGTGATTCTATTGGCAAATATACAAACAACCATGTCTTTGACCGATAGAGTCACAGGCACTTTAAATAAAATCTATGCGACTATGGAGCGTGTCAAAAACGCAGGTTCTGGCATAGATAAAGCTATGAAGGCTCAAGAGTCCGCTATGAAAAAAGCTGGCGATTCTGGCCAATATTTTGTCAATAAAGCTGGGCGAGTCATTGATATCAATGGTAGATTCATAAGTAGCGCAACGCTAGCAGCTGCAGGACTAAAAAAAGAAGAACTGGCTCTAAGAGATTTAGGGAATGCCTCTAATAACGCTTCTAACAAGTTAAGTAAGTTAGTATCTTTGAAAGGTTTGTTAAAGACTGCTTTAACTGGTATTGCGGTTGGTGCAATTACAAAGCAAGCTATAGGCATGTCAGACGAGTATGCCAATATGCACGCCCGTTTAGATATGATTCGAGACAGCACGCAGACGACAGAGGAACTGCAAAAATCTATCTATACATCAGCACAGCGTACAGGTTCAGCCTATACAACCATGGCAAACGGTGTCGCTAAGATGAGGATGCAAGCTGGCGATGTTTTCCAAAACAATGGCGAAACAATTGCCTTTTTGGAAACCATGAACAAATCCTTTGTAGTCGGTGGTGCAAGCATTGAAGAACAAAAAAATGCCATGCTTCAGCTTACTCAGGCTATGGCTAGTGGTAAGTTACAGGGTGACGAATTGCGTTCTCTAGCCGAGACTTCACCAGCCTTAATCCAAGCTATTGCAAACAAGCTAGGCGTTAGCCGTGGTGAGGTTAAAAAACTTGGGGCAGACGGGAAGATAACGGCTGACATTGTCAAAACAGCCATGCTAGAAGCAAGTGAAGCGATTGATCAACAATTTCGCAACATGCCCCTAACCTGGGGCAGGGCATGGCAGAACTTCCTGAACTTTGTGACCAAGGCACTTGAGCCAATATCGATTAAGATTAATCAGATAGTGAACTCGTCCGCATTCCAACAATTTGCCCAGATTGTAGCCACGGTGCTTCAATATGTTGTTCAAGCGGTTATCTTTGCCATGGATATGATTGGAGCTGTTTGGAGTATGTTGGCCCCGATTGCTCAATTTGTCATCGATAACTGGTCTGTGATTCAACCGATTATTATTGCTGTAGCAATCGCTATAGGAACTTATATAGTCGCAATGAACGCAGCAAGAATTGTGACAGGTTTGTTTAGTATTGCTACCAACGCGGCTAAAACAGCAATGGCTGGTTTTAATGCAGTTATGGCAATGAATCCAATCATGTTGATTGTAATGGCAGTCATTATTCTTATCGGCCTCTTCTATGCCTTGGTCGCATGGTTTAACAATCTTACTGGTGCAGCCGTATCAGCTACAGGAATCATCATGGGAGCGATATTTGCCCTTGGAATGATAATTTGGGATATACTTATTGGCCTCGTCAATGTAGCTATCTGGGTGATTAATATGATGCTACAGGGTGTTTTTTGGTATGTGAATACCGCAATAGCATTCTGGATGTTCCTCTATCAGGCTATCTTAACTATTTTGATAGGTATTTTAGACTTTATCGACTGGTTTGTTACTGGTGCTGTTAACTTATGGAACGAGATGTCTTTCCAAGTTCAAAGCGCTTGGTATGATATTGCTCAAGGTGGCCGTGATATGGCTGTAGCTATTGCAGGATTTGTTGATAGTATGGTCAATAGTGTTATTAGTTCTGTTGAAGGGATGATTAACTCTGTCCTTAGCGGATTTAATAGCATGATTGGCTTCTTGAATGGTCTTGGGTTGAACATCAGTGCAGTTGGTTCGGTTTCGCTTGGTAGAACTAATTTTGCAGAAGATGTAGCTGGTGCGATTGATAGCATGCAAAAACCAGTTAAGAAAACCTTTGAAGGTCTGCACTTGGCAGATGGTCTCAAACAACACAAAGCTAGTTTAGAAACTCCGCACCTTGACACTCCACAACTAGGTTATCTTGAACTTGGAGACCGAATGGGAGCCTTTAATAAAGGTTATGAAATCGGTCAAGGTATCGATAAGGCTGTCGGTGGTTTCTTCAAAGGAGCTGGAGATGCGAACGGTGCAGGAAACAACTTCTTGGGCGACCAAGGAAAGACACCTTACGAACTCAGCCCAGCAAGTTCAGCCTCTGGACAAGGAGACGGAGGAAAAGGCGGTGGCCACAATCCACCTGGTGGTAAACTAGA